GGTGCCTTGCGTGAAAGGGAATGAGTGCAAATACGCGACCCGGGGCACCCCTTTTTTCGCGCGGGTCTTATATATATATCCTATCCATACACCGGAGGGGGATTTTAAACCATTGAAATACTATGCCGGACCAGATACGCAAGGAGAAGCGCCGTAAGCGCCTCCAGAGAAAGAAAGAACATAACCCTAACCCTGCCACTAGGGGGAGGAAGAAGAACCGCAGAACGCAATACAGGCGCTCTCAAGACACATTAGAGGAAACACTATGGTAACAATTATGGAAGCAATCGGCTACCTAGCCGTTGCATTTGGAGCACACACAACCCTACCCGTGGCACATATGGTGGACCAATACAACACCAATTTCGCCATACACGTCGATTCAGGAGACTCCTGCTGGGATCGTGTCAGCGGAACAGAGGGTGTCTATGGAGGGCCACACGAGTTCACCCTAGATGCCGTCTGCAACTACAGACTGGAAACTTACGAGGAGCAGGGACCCGTGACGAAATGGAGATTGGTCCGTGACTAGCGGGTCATGGGACATAAAACAAAAGGATGCAACAAAGTGGTTAGACGCGTTGGAGTGGCATTATGACCGTGACACCAGAGGCACAACACTACTTGACAGAATTGTTGACCGAATCAGAAGGGCTTGTAGTAGACCTGACTTCGGGGGGATGCGTTGGGTACCAAGTTTCCCTCAAGAAGACCCCCTTGAAAGACTGCAGAGGGTGGAGTATAGACGCACATGGGCTAGTGTTCGTGGAGGATACGCAGACCCAGCAGATTTTGCAAGACGCTGAACTTCAGTTTAAGGATGACGGGTTCAACAAAGGTTTGCACATACTACCACCCGCTAACTATGATGCCTGTGGTTGTGGAAGTTCCTTTGCGCCGCGAGGATAACATTATGGAAGACACCTGCAAATGTGAATTATGCGTGCAGTACGGATGTGACTGCGTGGAGACTGGAAAGCATGATAAATGCTTATGTGGCGACTGCGTACCACAAAGAGAACCAACAGTAGATAATTACGGGTCCTGAGTGATAGACGCTACTATCGCTCGATTAACCGCTAGGAGGCGGAACGTATGAGTAAAATTAAAACAAACCGACTGGAACCAAGAGCAACCAACGGTTCCCTAACAATTGGAAACCCGGAGTCTTACACGACATTTGAAGGTCAGGTAGTAATTCCGGGGTATGCAGCAAAAAACAACGGACAGATCACGGCTGATGTTATTGACACCGGCCCTAATGCTGCCGGCTACCTTAAATTTGATGGGGAAGAGCGGGTCAGATGGTCCGGTGGAATGGTCTATATCTACAAGATTCTGCACATGAGAGGGAACACCATACAAGATGTAGGTGATCCAGTGTACTCAGAAGATGCTGCAAACAAGCAGTACGTAGATGACAAAATCGCAGAGTTGGAAGCAAGGATATCGGCCTTAGGGGGATAATATGAAACGGTTGGGATGGGGATTGTTGCTTATTCCCCTGTTGTTCACAGGTGGTATCGTTGTATCAGACTTTAAATCAAGTTTCCTACTAGAAGGAAGGCATTTATCAAGTCTCTCCTATCTCTCTGATGACAGAGATGATGCTTGGAGGAATGAAGTAAGGGATAGGTTGATAACACAGGGAGATTCTCACGTAGATATCTTCACGAGAAACACGGACCAGAATTGGGGTGTTGTAGATGGGGTTCATAGAGATAGTTGGCGGAACCGCCTTAGTGGGCTGCGTGATAGCGGTTTATCTCCGGTCATTTGGCTGAGGTCGGACGACTCTCCGGAGATTGATGCCCTACCCATCAACAACCAGATAGAGTACAACCGCAGTGTGGTTCAGGCCGTTGATGACCTGTCATCACATTACGTACTCGCACTAGAGGCAGACGAGTACTACTCTGTCCCGGAGGTCAGGGTACTATTACAGAACCTCAGGAGAGAAACAACCAAACCAATCGGCATCCACCTGACGCCGGGAATGCGAGGAAAGGAGGCGTATGTTGAAGGGTTCGACGTCATCTACCTGCAAACGGGATTCGACCTTACGGAGGAGGAATTTCGCAGAGAAATTGAATATGCGCTCACGCTTGGCAAACCTGTGGTCGTCTCAGAGTACCACATGGATGCGTCATCAGCGGAGGCGGCTAAGTTAGGAGACATTGCTTGCAGTTACAGCGGTGTAGTTGGAACCGGGAATGGTCGTGGCTCATCAGTCTGTGACTCGCTGGCCTACATGATTGAGGAAGACACGAAGTGGTACGAAGACTACGAGGATGAACTGACAGTCTTCATGATGGCGCTAGTGGTGATCTCCGCAACCTCTGCATTAGACTTGCCGTTTACGGCACACTTTACCTACGCGACAGAGGACAACTACGAGGTCCTTCTGGCTGCTCCGGTAACGGAAGATGTTGACGTAGGTATGACAATGGATAATGAAGGAACCTTTTTTGGTTTCTTTAACTGGCGGTTTGACAAACTGTTCGGAGGATACAGTGAAACTAGTACAGCAGAAAGAAAGTAACGACCCCGCATCTCTGCGGTACAGCAGAAGTGAACGGGGCAAGGAAATGAGGAGACGCCGTAGGTACATGAAAGACTACGGCATCACGCTTGAGGAGTATAATGAGAGATTCGCGGAGCAGGACGGTAAGTGTGCTATATGCGATTCACACCAGTCAGAACTAAAGAATGCTCTGGCGGTAGATCATGACCATAACACTATGGTCATTCGCGGTTTGCTATGCACGAACTGTAACAGTGGGATTGGCAAACTTGGCGACAACATAGAGGGACTTGAGAAAGCCCTCAAATACTTAAAAGGGGGTGATCATGTCTAAAGTAAATTGGCTAGAATGTATCGTAACGACGGTCATGGTAGTGGCGGCAATGCATGTAGTGGCTTGGATTTTTTAACTTGGAGGATTTAGTTCCCTACTATTATGGCGCTTAGTCACTTAAAAAAAGTCAAACGAGGTTACTGGAGTCACGCCCGTCATGCCCTCTCATTATCCTTCATATTTCTGAGAGTAGGCATGGCCGGTGTGGTTCATGCTTTTGTACCTGAGATGTACACCAACAACATGTCCCTATCTGTGGACAAAATTAAACACTTGATCTGGCAAGACGGACAGAGAGCCAGAAGGAAGAAATGATATGGCTCGAACAGCAAAACTGCCGCCTAATGTAGCGAAACTTATTAAAGAGATCAAGAACCTTGAGTACAGTCTTGACAAAAGAGACAGGTTAGGTTGGGCTGGTGTTGAGCGATCTAATCTTCCTGATGCGTCAATGGACAGGGTTGTAAGCAAGTTAGAGAAGTTAAAGAAGTGGGAGAAGAATGGAATCATAACAGGCCCACAGTACAAGAAAGCGATGTCTGAGTTAAAAGAGATAATGCCCTCGCTGCAGCGAAGGGTATCCCAGATGGGTGTGGTTGACGGCGACATGTTCCGACTTCCTGAACCAGCACCCTCAGCGCACGTAGCAAAGCCAAACGCTTACTTTGACCCCAAACAGGACAGGAGACGACCTGTGACGAAGGGTCCTGTACCGGGTCTGATCGGAACAGAGGTTGCGGAGAAAGTTCCAGACCCCATGTTCCCACCCAAGGCAACCCGATCAGTTGGTGCAGCGCCAAACACAAGACCCCCGTTAAGCCCACAAACTGTCGGCACCTACAGGGATAAGTTGATGAATCCAAGACCTCGTGCACCAAGGTCTGGCACAGGTAGAGGGCCTAGCATTAAGTTACCATCGTTTTCAAGACCCGGCGCACCGGCCTTACCGCCATTTACGGAGGTACCGAGAACTTCAGGAGGATACGGGATCAATCCCGCAGCAGAGCGGGCTACCATGAATGCCCCGAGAGACATGATCCCCGACGGCAGACCCATGCCTACCGGCGCTATAAACATGGATGCCACAAAAGAGTACGACCCGAAAGTCAAGAAGATGGTGAGTGCTGGGCACGCTGGCACAGCCCTGACCAAACTACCGTCAGGTGAGCCAACGCAGTTTGCTATTGACGAGGGTCGAGTTGGTAGATCAAACAGGGCTGCTAAGGCAAGACCGGAGCCTGAAAACATGGGTCCTTGGACGAAGAGAGGCCATCACGTAATGAGGCTGCGAAAAGGGCTAGAGGACCTCGACCTAGCCAAAGCAGGAAAGATAGGAGGCAAGATAGCCAAAGGTGGTCTGCTTGGCCTACCACTGCTAGCCCTCGACTACATGGCTCCCAACAACGCTATCGCCTCATCCAGACGCGAAGGCTACGGTATGCTGGACGACATGGGTCTAGACATTCAGGGAGGCATAGACAGCATCGAGAACCCGTGGGCACGCGGAGGAGCGTCACTGCTTGACGGTCTGCTGGTAGACCCTGCCATGACCGCCGTAGGCGGTGCTAAGAAGTTCAAGGAAATGATCGTCAGGGATGCCAAGGCAGCGAACAAGAGACGCAAGGATCGCAAGAAGAACAACTGGAAACCTAAGTTGTATCGCGGTGGTCCGCAAGCGAATGGTTCCTGATGGCTGGATTGCTTGGTAGAACAGCACCTGTTAATAGAAAAGGCGGGACAACTTTAGATGCGTGGAAAAAGCATAAAGAAATTGAGGAGAGGGAACTTCTAAGAAAGTTGCGTCAGGCTGAGTTAATAGAAGAGGCTAACGAACGAGCAAGGAAGAAAGAGTTACGAAATGATGCTGCAAGAAAGCGTGTTGCCGATGAGAAGGCTATTAGGGATGAAAGGCTTGCACGGAACAGATCGGATATGAAGAAGCCTATGACTCATGCAGAAAAGCGCGCTTTAAGAACTCCTAAGTGGATAAAGTATAAGCACAATCCGAAAGCAAACCAGCGGATGGACGATATCTATAAACTTGCCAAGAAAGGCGGTAAGGCAGTAGACCATGGTTTAGCGTTACTTGGTAAGGAAGTATCAGGTCTTGATGTGCCTGATAACTTGTGGCCGATGGACAAGACAGCCAACATGTCCAAAGGCAACAGAATGCCTGACGACTTCCTTGACTGGATTTGGAAGCATGACGATCCGCTTCCCGGATCAAGGCCCGGAAAGAAAGGAAGACTCTCAGCATGGCGTCAAGGTCCTGAAGGATTGGAAAGAGTCCCACGCTCGCAAGGCGGATTCATCAACGCCAACTTACTCAAGAACATAGGAAAGGTTGGACTGTTGGGTGGGGCAGAGATGGCTCTGAATTACCTTGCCCCTGAGAATCCTATCAACCAAGCAAGAAATCAGGGTTACGACGCATTAAAGAATATTGGTCTCGACATCGAGGGTGGTATCGCAGGAATAGAGAACCCGATGTTACGAGGCTCAGCACACTTGGCTAACGGACTTTTCGCTGACCCACTGGTTACCGCATTCGGTGCTGGCAACTGGTTGGGTAACCGGGTACAGGAAGAACTGCGTGGAGAGCACGCAACGAATCGACTCAAGCGTGGAAAGTACGGAATGATGGGAAGATTCAATCAACAAGGAATGCTATGAAAAGAGTCTTAGACGAACGACAGGAAAAGTTTGTGACATTCTATGTCGCAACCGGTAACGCAAAAAAATCAGCCGAAATGGCTGGTTATGCTCACGCCCATCAGAAAGGGTGGGACTTAAAGAAAAGATTTGCACCAGAGATTGAAGAGCGCACTCGCAACAAGATCGGCGACAAAGTAACCACAGTCATTGATATGACATACCATTTGGCTATGAACGCTGACTCAGAAGCGGTGCGTCTCAACGCATGCAGGGACTTGCTTGACCGTGCTGGATACAAACCGGCAGAGAAGCAGGTCGTTGATAGCGTGACCACTACGGTTCACGAACTGTCAACTGAAGAACTGGAATCCGAACTCAAGAAACTACTAGGCAGTGGAGATGACACCAAGCACTGATAAGGTTAGAGCCTTAGAGATAGCACAAGAGTTAGAGAAGCGAAAACTTTATAACAAGATCAATCAGTACGATCCTTACCCGTTCCAGCAAATCTTTCATGATACTGGACGGCATAGCAACCAGAGGCTGTTAATGTGTGCTAACCGGATCGGTAAGTCATTCTGTGGTGCTATGGAGATGTCGTTCCACCTTACCGGGTTGTACCCGAAGTGGTGGTCAGGTCGTCGGTATAAGCATAAGATCACGGCATGGGTTGGTGGTATTTCTAACGAATCAACGAGGGATATCTGCCAAGCAGAACTGTTAGGCCCACCAGAAGACCCAGAGGCGTGGGGAACCGGCGCGATACCGAAGGACTTGATTATATCGTCTGAACGGAAACCCGGTGTTCCGAACGCTAAGTCACTTGCCCTGATCAAACATGCGAACGGGCAGAACTCTACGGTACACTTTAAGTCGTATGAGTCCGGTGTAGAGAAGTGGATGGGTCGGTCTGTTGACTGCATTTGGTTGGACGAAGAACCAGACAGGAGCCTGTACTCTCAGTCGGTAACCAGAACTCTGGACCGCAAGGGTATGGTGTACATGACCTTCACCCCGGAAAAGGGGATGACAGAGACAGTCAGCGCGTTCATGAACAACTTGCAGAAGGGTCAGAGTCTGACACAGGCAACTTGGGATGACGCTGGGGAAGACATCAAATCCCTGAGCGGTAAGAAGGGTCACCTCGACACTGACACAATGAATCAGATTCTCGCCGCGTATTCCCCGCATGAACGAGAGATGAGGAAGTACGGCAAACCTATGATTGGCTCCGGGTTGGTATTCCCAATCCCAGAGGAAAAGATCGTAGTAGACCCGTTCGAGATTAAAGATTACTGGCCACGGATCGCCGGTATAGATTTCGGATGGGACCATAACACTGCGGTAGTGTATGGCGCACACGACACTGATAACGACATTTTCTACATATATGATGAGTATGCACTCAATAAAAGGAGTCCGGCGGAACACTCCG